ACTGTTATTCACTAGTGCGTATGTAGCAAACGAATGGAGTCTTATTGCACTAAGTCAAATTGTAAAAGATATCGAGTTTGTAAGTGATAGTAAAAATCATGCAAGTCTAATACAAGGTATCCGTCATAGTGGCGCACTAAAACACATATATGAGCACAATAACTTAGACGAATTAGAATCTATATTAAAAACAATAAAAGGAACACCGTGTATTGTTTTTGAATCTGTATACAGCATGGATGGGTACGTTAGTGAAATTGAAAAAATTGCCGACTTAGCGGACAAGTATAATGCAATTACATATATAGATGAAGTACATGCCGTAGGATTATACGGAAACGAAGGGGCCGGATACTTAGAAAAACTAGGTCTACAAAATAGAATAGATTTTGTAAACGGAACATTAGGCAAAGCATTTGGCTGTCAGGGTGGGTATATTGCAGGAAACAGTATAGCAATAGATGCAATACGCAGTGTTGCTAGTGGTTTTATATTCACTACTAGTTTAAGTCCTGTTGTTTGTGCAGGCGCTCTTGCAGCAATAAAATACTTACGTAGTGAAAACGGAGTTAAATTAAGAGAACAACATCAAAGCAGAGCAAAGCGTTTAAAAAGGTTGTTAGTTGAAAACGACATTAATGTATTAGATAATCCTACGCATATTGTTCCTGTAATTGTCGGTGATGCAACTTTATGTAAAAAGTTAAGCGATACACTAATAACCGATTACAATATATATGTTCAGCCTATTAACTATCCAACGGTTCCTGTTGGTACGGAACGATTAAGATTTGCACCTACACCATTGCATACAGATGCAATGATAAATGATTTAGTAGATAAACTAAAGGAAATACTATGAGCGAAATATGGAACAGAATGATTGAATGCGAACGTGCTATCATTCAAAAGTGCGCTGCATTAGGCGAAGAACAATTTGATGATCCGGATTTTGGCTGGCTTAATAAAGTTTATAAAGGCGAGCATTTTAGAAGAGCACATATCGACAGTGTTGATGCAAGAGACACAAAAGGACTTTATATGAGTCATATATGTGTTTTTCCCAATTATAACAATGACGCTCCTATATATGGTTTTGACATTATTTGTGGAAAAAATAAAGTTACAGGAGCATTTCATGATTTTTCTCCTACAGCAGATTGGAATCATCCAATGGTAACATTATTTGGTGATGTTGTGCAAGGTTTAGAATGGCGTAAAGAACGGCAATTACCGGACTGGGCACAAGCTATCTTTAGTCCTAATATGGTTGCTGCAGCTAACATTAATACTGTTGAAGAAATGGATCAAGTAGTTACAATGGCATTAGACAATTTGGATACATACTTCGAGGAACTTCCTAAGTATACTACATCTAGTGTCGACGATGCTTTAATTAAAGAAAAACAAAATAGATATTGTTACTACCAAAAGCAAAACCCGCATACACCTAAAGTAATGGAAAGTTTAGGTTTACCTGCGGAGGAAGTCAAAGTTTTTATCGACGAGTGTTTATTTCCGGAAGTTTAAAATGTATCTAGCCAGTTAGACAAGTCTTCTGTATCTTTTTGTCTTTCTAGTATAGTTCTTATTTTGTCTACCATATCGGGCTTATGCAATACTGACTTTGCACCTCTATGTAACGGCTGTGGCCATCCGTCTATTTCTACCCATGCATATCCTGCAGTTTCGTTATTTGTTTTAGGTATAAACTCTTCATAAACAGTTACAACAAATGTATGATATGTAAATTTTTTGTCGTTGCTAATAAATGTATGTATAGGACAGACTTTGTTTATATCTGGTAATTGTCCCATCTCTTCTTCACATTCACGTAATAGTGTTTCTATTGGTCGTTCTTTTTTTTCAGATTTTCCACCCCAAAAACTCCATGTAAGTGGATGACTTACATGTTTGCTTCTTTGCTGAAGCATCAGACGTCCTGTGTTAAGTGCTAAAAAGCAACAACCGCTTGCTGTAATCATTATAGGTATATTCGCCAGTAACCTGGATTATATGTTCCTTCGAACGCATTAATCCATGTTGTACCTGTCCATTTTAATTTATCTTTAGTTGTAATGTTTGTTGTATATTCAGTTGTACTTATATTAGTTGAGTCAAATACAATATCCCATGATGCAGTAACACTGTTATACTGTATAATATCATTGGCTTGAGCATTGGAACTTAGCCAACCTGCACCAGGATCCGGAATAGCCGATAGCAGCAAATAACGTTGTCCGTCTGCAGCGGGTGGTAATGTGCCATCACCAGGATAGTTAAATGCAGGATCTAATACAGAGTCGACTGCAGTGTATGTGTCGCTTGGTATAGTATCAGTATCTAATACGACACTTAGTAAATTCGGATCTGTAGGATGAGTAGTAATTGTTCCTACAATATCTGTGCTAGTGTCTCCAGGATTATCTGTTTGTTTTAATCGTATCTGACTAACACCGTCACGTATTTCTCCAAAACTTGTAAATGTTTCTTGCCAGTCTAAAACATTTCCGTTGTCATCTAAGTTACTTGTATTTCTGTTTAGTAACTGTGCAGTAGCAGATCCGGTATTGTCAACACTAAACTTCATTTTATATTGTTCTAATGTAACAACACGGTAACTTGTAAACAAGGGTGTGTATGGATCGCCATTGCGTAGTGCGTCTAAGTCTGCTTGTCTTACATTTTCAATGTTATCAATAATAGTGTGAATAACAGTATTACGTACTACCTTAGCCGGCGGATTAATTAATACAGGCATTTCAAATGTCATTGAACTAATGTCAATGATATCGTCAACTCCGCCTGGTATAGCTCTCATACTCCAGGTGTTTGATGTTAGTTCGACATAACTTAAACTACTCCAATCCATTGCGTTATTAGACGTATGAATGTTTAAGCTAGGATTGAATAAAACTAATATTTGTTCTAGAAGCTGTAATTTTTGCTCAGTATTACTTGTCCAAATATCTACTTGCATAGTTAGATTATACGGCACTGGTTGGTGTCTTTTTACAGCATAAGAGTTACCAACTTCATTGTCGTAATTGTTAGTTTCGTCGTTGAACTTTTTTTCGTATACCGGAACAGTTTCTTCGAATTGAGGATATGTTCTACTATTCGGCGCAATTTCTAGTCCTGTGACATAAGCACTAATAAACGGAACACTGTTAAGCATATTTTCACTGTTTTCTTTTACAATGTGGGCAGCCATACGATTAACATCACCGTAGCGCACAGGAACAGTTTGATAAATTGTATTTCCTTGATTATCACGTTTTATTGCTACTTGAAAACCTGCAAAAATACGTATAAACTGCTGAATGTATCTACGTAACTGTTTGTCGTAAAAGTATGGTACTGCTTGAATGTTGCTCATTTATTATCTCTTATGGCTGTGTTAAACTATTATTAAACCCCTATTTTATATATTTACCGTATTAATCAATCCAAGGGTTGTTAGTCTGCCAAGCACCGTCTGTGAATATCGCAGTTGCTACTCCAGTCCAACTAGTACCGTCAAAGTCTAATTTAAAAGGAAGCCAGTCAAGATTGGTTTCAACTACCCATTCGCCTGCTACTCCTGCACCGCTATCCCATCTTCTCCAGTTTTGAATTGTAACTTTATGTTGATTAGTGCCTGCACCAGTGCCCGGAACAAAATGCATTATCTGTCCTTCTGTACCGTCTGCTAACGACCACCAGTCATCATCACCGTCTGCGCTGTTTAGCACTTGAAGTGTCTTAGTTACATCAAGTGCTGTAGCAGTCCCTGAATTAGCACCACCGGTTGAAGTGTCTGGTGTATTAATAGTTTTATCTGTTACTGTTAAATCGTTGCCAATTTCAGCACCACTTGTTAACGTTACTGTACCTATAACACTTGCATTACCTAACACATTTAGGTCACCACTTATAGTTTCATTGCCGCTAATATTGCTATTTCCAAGTACAGCAAGATTGCCAGTGACATTAGCATCGCCCGCATGAAACACATTGCCACCTACCGTTAAATCACTTGTTAATATAGTATTACCAGTTACACCCAGTGTTTGGAACGTAACACCGTCGGTAGTGTTTAAGTCTTGGTCAAAAGAAGAACCACCTGAACCAATATCTGGCGGCGTATAAGTGAACACTCCGGTTGCATTGTCGTAAGTTAAACTACCATTTCCGCTTGCTGTATTTTGTGAAACACTTATTTGTGTTGTTACACTTGGAGGTAAATTTACAGTATTACCACCACTAATAGATAATGCAGATCCGTTTAATGTAAGTGACTGATAACTTGCCGGTGTTGTTGTTTCTAAATCAACAAGTCTACTATCAATATCGATGAAGTTACCATCCATTTCTGCGTGACTTAACGGTAATCCTTTTTCGCTTTTTAAAATAATTGCCATATGTATTTTCCTCAGGTATTGTCTGCTTTTGGTTTAATAACCTGACTGATCGGTTGTTTTTCTTTAAACTCTAAATCGTCTACAACAGTTGTTCGTTGTTCGTTATAAATGTAGTCACTTGCATTATATGTTCGATCTGTCCACGACTTATCAGTCAAATCGTCGTATAGTCTGTGCCATTTATTTCCTCTTCTGACAAATAATCTATTAGGATTAAAATCTGTTCTGATAAATGTTTGACCTTCTTGTGGACTCAATGGAAAACTATCACCTGTTGCAATAGGTTCGCCATAATTCCATGTCTCATTACGATTAACAATACCACCAGAAGTTGGATAATCATATCCAAATATATGATCTACATCTGCTTGACCGTTCGGGTCTTGTATTTCTGCACTTTCAACAATTGCATCGTTGATTTTATATTCTGTTTTA